ATAATTCATAGCAATATGGATGCTAGGGATAGTTTTGGTAGAGAAGGATTTATAGGTGGGGCGGTTCAAATAGCTTCTGGAGCATCACAAGCGGAAAAGCAAGCTGCAGCAGTTAGGGCGAAAGAAATTTCAGACAACGCTTTTAGTGAATCAAATCAAAGTTCAGTTTTAGACGTTATATCAAATACAAGTGGTCTTAATACTAATTTTGGTCAATCTACGAGAACTCCTAAAAGTGAAATAAATACAGGTACTGATATAAATAATGAGTTAGACAATCTTGCAAATGATGAAACGAATACTCAATCAGATGGTGATAATGAGGCACAAGTATTATCAGACGCTAGTTCAAGTACAGATATAACTGATATTGTTAATCCTGATACTGATACTGATACTAATGCTGAAGTTAATATTGATACAACTCCAGTTGTAGTTTCAGATCCAGTTGTGACTACAACTCCAGTTATACCACCTGCTGAAGAAGAGGTCGTTGTAGAAGAAGACCCAGTTGTAGAAGAAGAAATTCAACAAGCTATTGCAAATCTTTCAGGAGATCCAGATACAGCTAAATCCAAGCAGGAAAGAAGAGATTATAGCCGATTGCGTGAGATAATAGAACAGAGAGCCAGAGCGCCAAGAGGTACGGCTCCCGGATTGGGATACAAACCAGTTGAGGGTATTTCCAATACACTAGGCAAAGATTCTAATAACTTTGATACTCTTCTTGGAATAACAAGAAGCCAAGGGTTCAATGAAGGTGGACCAGTTCCAAGCACCTTAGATAAAGCAGCGGACGATTTTTTGAATGCGCTTAGATTTGGGTAATGGGAGATTTTAATTCATTTAGGGAATATTTAACGGATGATGAGCTAGCTAAAATAGCTCCTATGGTTGATAGGCTTACGATATTGGAGGACCGTAAGGAAAGGGAGGACAACTTTTTAAACTTTGTAAAGTTTGTATGGCCCCAATTTATAGAAGGAAATCATCATAAAATTTACGCACAGAAGCTACAGGATGTAGCGGATGGTAAGATCAATCGTCTTATTATTAATATGCCTCCTCGACATACAAAGTCTGAATTTGCGTCTTACTTATTTCCAGCTTGGCTTATGGGAAGAGATCCGACCAAGAAAATCATTCAGGCGACTCACACGGCTGAACTTGCCGTTGGATTTGGTCGTAAGGTTAAGAACCTTATTGACGATGAACAGTTTAGAGAAGTATTCCCGGATGTTAAACTCGCAACGGATGCGAAAGCGTCAGGTCGTTGGTCTACTTCAGGTGGTGGGGAGTATTATGCTGTGGGTGTCGGTGGCGCTCTTGCTGGGCGTGGGGCTGACTTGTGTATTATTGATGACCCAGTTTCCGAGCAAGACGCATTAAGCCCTACGGCATTGGATAATATCTATGAGTGGTACACATCTGGTCCACGACAGAGATTACAGCCCGGTGGATCTTTAATTATTGTTATGACTCGTTGGAGTATTCGAGATCTAACGGCTAAAGTCCTGCAGAAACAAAGTGAAGTTGGCGCTGATAAGTGGGAAGTTGTGGAATTTCCTGCAATTATGCCTTCTGGCAAGCCGTTGTGGCCCGAATTTTGGAAATTAGAAGAATTAGAAGGCGTTAAGGCATCTATTCCTATTCCAAAGTGGAATGCACAGTATATGCAGAACCCTACGGCTGAAGAGGGAGCGATTATAAAGCGTGAATGGTGGGAAATGTGGGAAGGAGAAGAGGCTCCTGTGTGTTCCTATGTTATTCAAAGCTATGATACTGCATTTAGTAAGTCAGACAGGGCTGATTACAGCGCGATTACCACTTGGGGTGTATTTGAACCTACAGAAGGTGATGGAGAAGCGATTATACTTCTTGATGCAGTTCGAGGACGATGGGATTTTCCTGAATTAAAGGAAAAAGCTAATGAATTGCAACATGAATACGATCCTGATATGATATTAATAGAGCAAAAGGCAAGTGGTATGCCTTTAACTCAGGAATTAAGGCGTATGGGCATTCCTGTAACGCCTTTTACTCCAAGCCGAGGTGCGGATAAGTTTACACGAATGAATGCGTGTGCGCCTGTATTTGAAAGTGGAATGGTTTGGCGACCAGATAAGAATTTTGCTGAAGAAGTTGTGGAGGAATGTGCTGCATTCCCTAATGGAGAGCATGACGATTTAGCAGATAGCATGACGCAAGCTATATTGCGGTTTAGACAGGGAGGGTTCATTGTTACACCTACAGATTACGAAGACGATACAAATTGGAAGGCTCGTAAACAAGAGTATTATTGAATAATGGCGTATTTACAGAGTAATATTCCATATTTTAAGTGTTGGGTTCGTAAAGAATACACACACAATCACGAAAAGTATCATGGCGAGTTTCTACACGCTATGGTTATTGCTGTTACGACTATCCCGAACAGATGTTTGAGTTTTCAGGTTATATTTACTGGATGCGAAGCAGAAGGGGAAGACGAAGATACAGTTCATGGCGGTGCTATGTGGGCTAGAATGCCCATTACAGCATTAGTTGCAGATATACCACTAGAGGAATGGCCCGAACCTATGCAGACCTATGATGCACAGCCTTGGGATTGTTCGTCACATAATCATGCTGTATATGTCATGGATAGAACCACTCCTTGCCCTTGGATGGCTAAAATTAATGGAGAGTTTTTTCCTGCAAAGTATTTGTTTACTGTGGACTATACAGACAGTGAGATTGCAGACGATCCTGCACAACACAAACAGTCTCATGTTTTACAGCTTTTGGATGCTGGAGAGTGGACAGGCAATATTGTAGCATTGCCTAATAACCGTGTTCGTGTTACACACCCAGCATGGTTTTCGATAGGAGAAGGGGCGCCTGATTTTAGACCTTCTCAACATTTACACTATTCAAAATCAGATTTAGACTATACACTAGATGTCAATAGAATATTTGACAATCTTTACAGCGAAGGAGAAGACTAATGGCGAGTGTTATTATTAAAGGTGGCATGAAGAAAACAGGCGCTAAGAAAAAGCCCAAGGGAATGAAAATGGGTGGCGCTATGAAGACAAAAGGCTATAAGGCTGGCGGTAAAGTTATGTCTAAAGGAATGAAAATGGGTGGTAAAGTAAAGCCCAAGGGTATGCAGATGGGTGGCAAAGTAAAAGCCAAAGGCATGAAGGTAGGCGGTAAGGTTAAGCCTAAAGGCATGAAAGTTGGTGGCGTTGCTTTAACTTCTGCACAAAAAACACTTCCTAAAGAGTTGCAAAATGTTATAAAAAAATCAAAAAAAGCTCAAAGACCATAAATAATATTTATTAATTAATAGGATAAAGGATATATTCTAATGAATGAATATTCAAACAGGTTGAAGCAGATGAATGGGTTAGGGAGTATGACCTCCCCATACTCTTCTAACTCTGCTGTTCCTCCGAGGAGTAGAATGCAATCTGCTTCAACACCACCAAGCGATGAGTATCTCATGGCTCTTGGCAAAGTAAACAAAGCCAAAGGACCTAGAGCAAAAGAGTATTATCGAATGGAAGCTGAAAGAATAAAAGCGAAGGGATAGAATGTGGCGGTAGAGAGAAATGTTGGCGCTGGCGGTATTCCAGAAAACTTAAATGTACCTTCTCCAGAGTTAGAACAAGCTGAAATTGATATCATTGAGTTTAACGAACAATCTAATGTTACTGAGTTTGACGATGGAAGTGCCATTGTTGGTGAGTTTCAAGAAGAAATGGAAGTTGTGTCTGACATTCCTTTTGATGGAAACTTAGCAGATGTAATAGATGAATCAGAATTAGGAAGAATAGCTTCTAATTTAACTGGTAGTGTTGATGACGATATGTCTTCACGAGAGGAGTGGGAAAACACATATAAAAAAGGTTTAGAACTTCTTGGTATGAAGTACGAAGAAAGATCCCAGCCTTTTGAGGGTGCTTCTGGCGTTATTCATCCTCTTCTTGGCGAAGCTGTTACACAGTTTCAGGCACAGGCTTATCGTGAAATGTTACCTTCTGGTGGTCCTGTAAGGACACACGTTCTTGGTGCTTCAGATCCTATGCTTACACAACAGGCTGAACGTATTAAAGAATATATGAATTACCAAATTACTTATGAGATGGAAGAGTATGATCCTGAATTGGATCAAATGCTTTTCTATCTTCCAATTGTAGGGTCTACCTTTAAAAAAGTTTATTTTGATCCTTTATTGCAACGTGCCGTTAGTAAGTTTATTCATGCTGAAGATTTAGTTGTTCCTTACTCAGCGACTGATTTATTAACAAGTCCTCGTACTACACACATTATTAAAATGGATTCCAACGAAGTTTTAAAGCTTCAACTTGCTGGATTTTATCGTGATATAGATCTTCCGAGTTCTGGTTATGAATCTACAAACTATAACGAAATTGATGAAACGATTAATCAAATACAAGGCGTACAGCCAACAAGAGGTTCTGAAGAGCTAACAGTATATGAAATTCATACAGAACTTGATATTGAGGGTTTTGAAGACATAGGAGAAGATGGAGAACCTTCTGGCTTAAAACTCCCTTATGTTGTTACGATATTAGAAGATAATGGTGAAGTTCTTGCTATTCGACGTAATTATAATGAGCAAGACCCAATGAAGCGTAAAAAGCCTTACTTTGTGCATTACAAGTTTATGCCCGGTCTGGGATTCTATGGTTTAGGTCTTACACATATGATTGGTGGTTTGGCTCAAGCTTCTACATCAATATTAAGACAGTTGATTGATTCTGGAACTTTATCAAACTTACCAGCAGGATTTAAGGCTCGTGGCGCTCGTATTCGTGATGAAGACAGTGCATTGCAACCGGGTGAGTTTAGAGACATAGACGTAGCTGGTGGAGACATTCGTACATCACTCATGCCTTTACCTTTTAAAGAACCTTCAGCAACGCTTTACCAGCTTATGGGAACGCTTGTAGACGCTGGCAGACGCTTTGCATCTATGGCAGATATGAAGATAGGTGAAATGGGTGGAGAAACACCTGTCGGCACCACAATGGCTATTATGGAGCGTGGAACAAAAGTTATGTCTGCAATTCATAAAAGGTTGCATTATTCACAAAAGATGGAATTTAAACTTTTAGCAAATATCTTTTCTATGAACCCTTCTCCTTACCCATATGCAGTCACAGGTGCTGAACCAAATATAAAAGCACAGGATTTTGATGGTCGTATTGATATACTTCCTGTAAGTGATCCAAACATATTCTCTATGTCTCAACGTGTGACTTTAGCACAAACAGAATTGCAGTTGGTTCAATCAAATCCACAAATACACGGTGGACCTCAAGGGTTGTATCAGGCATATAGAAATATGTATGAAGCTTTAGGTGTATCAAACATAGATGCAATCTTACCTGCTCCTCAACAGCCAGCACCTGTGAACCCAGCTAAAGAAAACCAAAATGCTTTAATAGGTCAAGCTTTACAGGCATTTGCTGGTCAAGATCATCAGGCTCACATACAAGCGCATTTAGCAGTCTTGTCAACTCCTACAGTTCAAACCAATATGGCTGTAGCTGCTGTTCTTCAAGGTCATATACAAGAACATATAGGAATGCTTGCTGAAGCAAAAGCACAAGAAGAAGTTATGTCTCAGTTGGCTCCAGAACAACAACAAATGTTGCAACAAGATCCGAATATGCAGCAACAGATACAAGCACAGATACAAAATGTTGCTTCTCAACTTATAGCTGAAATGATTGAGCAATATGCACAAGCTGTAACTCCACCTCCACAGGAAGATCCTCTTGTTGCAATTCGACAGCAGGAACTTGCAATTAAGGGTGCAGACATTCAACGTAAGGGTGAAGAGTTTGAGCAAAAATTACAGCAAGATCAACAGAATGAAAGAAATGATGCTCTTATTGCTCAACAAAGACTAGATATATCTAAAGAAGCTTTGGAAGATAAAACTCGTGTTGCTGAAGAGAGAATTCAAACACAAAGAGATATTGCAGCTTTAAATAATATGAAAAGGAACTAAATATAATGTCATCAGTAAATAAAGCATTCGCTCAAAGAGCAAAAGAAGAGAAAATTTCTAACAGAAGTTATTTATATAATAAAATAAACGTAGAAAAAAAAGATATTAATCTTACAACTGGTTCTCATACAGAAGAAACAACTTTGGTTCGAGCTAGAGATGAAAAAGGTCATTATGTTAAGGATGATGTAAGCACTCCTGATGTTAACGAAGCTTGGGTTGAAAAGCCAAAAGTTAAACCAAAAGCTAAAAAGAAAGTAGCAAAAAAAGTTTAAAAAATAGATCTTCTATCAATAACGGAGAAACTAATTGAAAATTTTAGAAGTAAAAGCAGAGCTTGATACATACAAAGCTGTCAGCGAGGAGAGATGGCTCGAAATAATTAGCCGTGTAAAAAGATTAGAGATGGTCTTGATTGGATCCGCAGGAACTACTATAGTATTACTGTTAAGTCTTGTGGTAAAAGGCTAGAACAATGGATCCTCTATCAATAGCCCTTGTTAGCTTTACTGCCCTTAAAAAAGGTATAGCCTTGGGTAAAGATCTTTCCTCTATGGGGAAAGACCTTAATAAGGTTTTTGACTTTATTGATGGCACAAAGGCTGCTCAAAAGTCTGGAAACAAGAACGATCCATTATCTGAATTAACGGCTTACTACAAAGCTATCGACATGGAGAAAGAACTTGAAAAAATTATCTGGGAAACCAGAGGAAGTTCTGGAGTTGCAAACTTTAAACGCATGAGAGCGCAATCGGCACAAAAAGACAGAGAATCTAAATACGCTGCGGTTGCTCGTAAAAACAAAATATTAAATATTTTTTCAATACTTTTAGGTATGAGTATTACAATAGGTGGAGGGGGTTTGTTAATCTGGGCAGCAATTGAGTTTAAGCCCTAGTCAGTTGATTTTTTTTACAATTGCAGTATTAATACTTTCATACTTAGATTCTATAGCGCCACCACCGCCAACTTGGATGTTAATAAAATGAACGAAATGATACCAGATAAACGAGCTTACCAGAGCAACAGACGCATTATGTGTTACATAGCTCTTTTTCTTATGGCGATGACTACTGTAGCTACAATATGGGATCCTGTGAGGATGGCACACGCTGATGGGGCTATAATGACTCAATACATAGCTTTAAGTGGGTTGGTGGGTGCTTATTTTGGATTTAGTCGAACAACGGGTTCTGTCTCTAAGACTAAGAAAGAAGTGGAGATGTCGAAATGACAAAATACGCATCACAAGAAGCTTACCAAGCAGCATTAGGCAACCCTAACAGTTTTGAAAATCTTCAGATGGGAGGTCAAGGAATAATGGGTGGACAACCGATTCGACAATATCTTATGCCTCTTATAGGGCAAATAAACAATCAAATGGAAGAAGAAAAAAGAAATAAAATTGAACCTTATGTTCAGGAAGTTCAACAATTAACAGATCAAACTTTTCCTGATTTAAGTTTAAGCGGTGGTGGATTAAGAGGAGGTCTTGGTAGTCTTTTTGGTCAGCCTTTTGGAGGTTTTGCAGGAAGTCTTAATCCACAACCCTTTGGATTAGGCGTTCAGTTTCAAGGTGGTTTAGATCCCATGTCTCAAAATCAAGTGTC